GTTGGTTATTCATGATACTTTAATTATACCACAAAAAAAGACTGCTGTCTTGCTTTTTGGCAAGATCGCAGCCTTTTTTCTTGGGAACTTTTTTTTACAGCCCCTTTTTGTGTTAGAATATTTTGACAACTAAAAAACGGCTCTCCACAATAGCGGAAAGCCGTTTTTTACATATTGGTCGGAGTGACCGGATTTGAACCGACGACCTCTACCACCCCAAGCCCACGCACGAAGTGCGCAGGGCGTTTTTTATGTCCGAAGCATTAAATGTTGAGGGTGCAGGGCGCACAAAGCTGTGCTGTGCGCCTTGCCTGCCCCCTGCCTGAGTGGCGGTCGCCAAAGTTTTGAACGCAGTGAAAAACTTTGTGTGACATCGCCACGCGCCCACCTCTGGGGTGCAGGTCTGCACACTGTCGCAAGGCTGTGCGTTCCCTTTGTTCTGATTGTGTCATATCGGAGCTACAAACAAGCACCGCTTCTCAACTTTAATCCGTAGTGGTCAGCACTTTGTATCCTCGCCGTTTAGGCGACGGCTTGAAGTGTGGATTGTGATTTGTTATCCGTCTTTGTCTTGGTTTATCTTTATGATGATTTGCCCTAGTTTCACAAGCGTTTCATTCTGCTGTTTCAATAGTTCCGTTTGCTCCTTGTTCCTCTTTGAAAGATCATTAACAGTTTTGCAAAGGTCAAGAAATTTGCAGATTAGATAAATAATAAGCAAAAAGATTAACGCATCTATGATAATTCGTCCTATAAGTATATATGCTAAAGTCTTGTCTAAACCAAACATTTATTTCTCCTTAATTTTTACAACAGCGCTATTATTATTCTGCTGTGTTATGTTGTATTTGCTGTTACTGTCTGCTTTGTAGCCTATTCCCCTTTTGTCATTCGTCAGTCCTGCTATATAATCAATACTCACTTTATAAAATTTTGCTAACTGTATAACTTTTTCAAATGGGATAGGATATTCACCTGTTTCCCACCTACTATATTGCTTTTGAGAAGTGTCAAGAATTTTCGCTATCATGCTTTGATTTAGTTCCATATCCTCTCTTAAATCTCTAAGTCTTTGATAATAATTAATAAAAATCACCTCACTTATTTGTTTATTTATACAAATTATATCATAGTACATAATTGTTCTATTGACAATAGTACAAAAATGGGGTATATTATATATGTCGGTAGTACATTATTGTACTAAGTCCTCGAACATAAAGATAACTACGATTAAATCGGTGAATGACGACAGCCTGAAACGGAAAAGTCTCGAATGGTAGGTAGTAGCCGTGAACGTGTGCATAATAGGTAGCACTCTATGAAACTTTCTTAGAGTTTTGGCACTAAAGAAGCCACCGGGTAAGTATCTGTTTATCTTATGTTTATTATCACAAATTTAAAGGCACGAGGAAAAGCCGAAAAACCTCAGAAAGGAAAAAAACATGAAAACAACTATCGTAGGCTGGACAAAAAAGAAAGCATTTAACGGAGTTATAGAGGGCAAGCAGATAAACAGCCCTGAAAAGGTCGTCTTTCAGCTTCTGCAGGAAGTTGATAACCCCGACTGTCATGGAAAAATGGTCGATACACTGAAAATACCGACCGAAAATGCAATCAGACTTAACGGAAATTCTGAGGATTTCAATAAGCTTCTCGGCTGTGATGTAATGCTGAACTATCAGATTTTTAACGGACGTTCTCAGCTTGTTGATATCACCGTAATCAATGCAGACGGAACACTTCACCGCAACACAAAATAATTAGCGGTGAAACCGCTGTTATAAAAATTTAATAAGAAAGGAGTTTTGCTAATAATGGAAGCTGTAACAACAATGCTTAGTAATGCCGTTACTGTTTTTGGTTCTTGTTGGGACGCTATGACAAGCAACGTACCTATTGCAATTCTTGTAGGTCTGTCTCTTCTCGGCTCTGGTGCAGGACTTTTCGCAAAGTTCAGACACGCTGTATAAGCAAAACCATTTACATAAGCGGAGTAATTCAAATTGCTCCGCTTAATTTTTTTGAAAGGAAGTTGATAAATTGAGAAAAAAGATTAAGCAAGTGTTGTGTATGATCTCTGCACTTGTTGTGATGATATGTTGTGCTGTTCCTGCATTCGCTTTAAAGCAGTCTGATGGTTCTGGTGGTATGAAACTTTTTATTGATATGGCGTTGAAAAAAATAAATTCTGACTTGGGTTTTACACCCGATTCATATATAGCCTTTTATTCGCCTAACCGCAAAGAGTACTCTCTTATATATCTTGTTCCTGACACTGTTCAAAAATTTTACCTTAATTTGAGCGGCGGTGATATAGATACTTTGAATCAATCACAATTTTATATTTCAAATTATCATCGTCATTCTGATGACAACAAAACATATCGGTATGTTTATCGCTATAATGATAAAAATCAACTTGTATTTAAAGCTCAATCTAGTCTTTTTGAATTTTCTGCCAATATAGGTGATATATCCAGTGTTAGTTGCGGTGTTGCTATGCACGTTGGTGTCGATTCTGATAATGGTGCTGATACCTATGTTTATTATCATAATGCTAAGGTTTATGATTGGTCTAACCCTGATAAAGATGTAACCCCTACAGACCCCACCGTTGTTCCTGCTCCGTTTACTGTTACATATACACCTGAACTTTCATTGAATATGCAAAATAAAATTTACTATCCGTCAAAGGGTGGTGCTAATGCTGATGAAAATGGACTTGTAGCAGCTGAAAATAATAATATAAACCTTGATATAAAGCTTTCACCTGAGTTTTTAAAAACGTTCAATGAAAAAGACTTAGGAAAAGCTTACGGCTCTGGCACTTATGCCGTTTTATGTTGTCTTTCAAAAAATCTTCTTAACGCTGGTGATGATCTACAACGTTTCTTTGATGAAGATGTTGTGCTTTATGCAATGAACCATGACGGCAATTACTACAAGGGTCAAGATGATGAAAAAATTAAGTCTGACGGCTCTTCTTCTGACGATTTGAATAGTAATGATACTGTTGATACTTTTGAGCCGTATTTAACATTATATCAAGGTCGAACGCCTATTTATACTATTCCTCGTGACGGCAAGATTACTGTATCTTTTGATCTCACTTCTATTGATTATAAAACACATGGTCTTACTGATGATAGCAAGCTTTATGTTAATGTTATCGGTGTATTTGTAAAGAATAACGGTCATGTTACTCCTCAGAATGGTGAAAAAACAGAAGATACAAATTCTTCAACGTGGCTCGGCTCGTATGCCTATCAAGAAGATTTTACAAACCTTAAGACGTGTGAGAAGATTGATGATTTTGTAAAGTCCGTTGATGAAGAAACAGGCAAGCCTGAAACATTCAAGGCTTATCGTGTTTATTCTGTTATTTCAGACCCTTTCTCTTATGAGAAGTTTCCTGATTATGTACCTAAAGTATATAAAGACAAGGACGGAAATACTTATAATCCCTCGACTACAAAGCTTAAAGACTTGTGTAATATACCGCCGTCAAAGGTCACTGACGTTGACCTTGCTAAGGGTTCAGATGGTGTTATAAATGATGGTTCATATATGCAACCTGATGATTATAACAAATATCTTGATAAGAAAAAAATTAATGCAAATTTCGGCTCTGTTGATTTCACGGATATAAAATCTATATTCAGTACAACGGGTACATATTGGGATTTTCTCACCGCCGCTCTTTCTTGTTTGCCGTCATGGTTTTATGCTGTGTTCTCTGCATGGTTTGTGCTGTTCTTAGCTATTGCGCTTATCAAGCTTGTTTTACCTACGTGAGGTGAATTATGGATATAATACATGGTATTGAATTAGTTTTTAAATTCCTGATGAACTGTATGTCTTATACGTTTCCATTTGGCAAATACAGTTTTACTCTCGGTTCGGCTATTATAGGCGGTATGCTTTTATCAATCAGCTTGACTTTATTATATTTTATGCTTAGAAAGTAGGTTTATTATGTTAGTAAATATTGTTTTATTTGTCCTCGTTGCTCTTATGGTCCTTTCTCTTGTATGGCTCGTTAGGAGGTAGAAAAATGCTTAACTTGGTTTTGTTTATACTCGTTGTCTGCTTTATGGTTTGTACTATAAGCGGTGTTATAGGTTTCTTCACTGACCTTAGAAACTTTAAAGCTGAACATGAGTTCAGCGGAAACAGAAAACAGCTTATAGAGTTTCTTATGTTCGGTGAAGATGTTGAAATAAAAGCCGTTCCTGCGGTTGAAACTGATGATTGTGAGGTGAACGATAATGAAAGTACACATAGTGTTTGATGAAAATAACCCATTTTTTCAGCTTTTGAAGTCAATGGGCTGTGATCTCTCGCAAGAAGTCATGAATAGATATGACGCTTTGCTCCTCGGCATGGCATTTATATTCGCTGTGGTTATGCTTTGTATCTTCTGCAAGTTCTTTTATAATGTGATGATACGCATGACACGTTGTGCAAGTGCTGTGTAGGTGATTTGTTATGATTATATTTGACTACATAAAACAAATACCGCCCTTTATCACCTATGAGGTATATGACCACCTTTTTGGTGCATACTTCAATAATTCCGCTATCTTTCAAGGTTGGGGCATACATCTTTATACCGGTAAATTCGGAACAGGTAAAACCTCAACCCTTGCTCAGATAGCATATAACTATTGCGTGCGTTATCCTCAGTTGTCTATACTTACAAATATCAATCTTCAAAACTTCCCTGAGTGGACGAATATTTATAAGCTTAATTCCGCACAAGATATCCTGCACGCTCCTAAGAATTGTATAGTCGTAATTGATGAGATAGGCACTATCTTCAATTCACGAGATTTCTCAGGTGGTAAAAGAGCCGTCTCTAAACCGCTTTTTCAGCACCTTTGTCAATGTAGAAAGCGCAAAATGATGATACTTGCTACAGTGCAACGATTTAATCTACTTGATAAACAGATACGAGATATAACGGCTACAGTGTCAACGTGCCGTGCTACATTCCGTCACCCTTATACACGTCTTATTAAGGTTAAAACCTATGATATAGACGAGTATGAAGCGTATACGGAGAATAAGTCATATATGCCGAAAAAGCTTTACAGCCGTTTGTATTTGCAGACTAATCAGAGTCGACAGCTATATGATACTTCTCAGCTTGTAGATAATATGCTTGATAAGGAGTACATCAGCGACACGGAAATACTTGCCAATCGTGGAGTAGATGTCACAAGTGACATCATGCACGATAGAAAGACAAGCAGAAACCTGCGAAAAAGGCGTGGCGTATAGCCACGAGCGACCGCAGGGGCGAGCGCTTGCGCCGCCCTGCGGTGCGTGTGGCTATTACTTGATATTAGCCACAAAAAGCACTCACCTAATAAATGGGAGTTGATATAAATGTCCCTAAAAATGTCTTCTAAAGAGGTCAAGTGCAATACAAAGATAAAGGAATATCGTGACGGCAGTTACACTATAACACGTTCTGATCGACACATATTTAAAGACCCTGCATTTGAGTATCACTGCAAGCATGAGCATAGTATTGACGAACGTTCAAGACAAGAGCAACTTAAAACGGCTCGTGAAAATTACATATGTTATTTTGAGTATGAGGACGAAAACGGAAACATAATGCTTGATATGCTTGATACTCGTAAGTTTAAAGATAAGCAGTCACAAAGCGGTGAAGTTCGTTCCGATAGTGTTCAAAGAGCAAAGCAAAGTATCTTTGATATAGTTTATCAAAATGATTGGAAATACTTCCTTACTATTACCTTTAATGGCGATAACCTTGACCGCACAAACCCTAAAGAAGTCATAAAGCCTTTGAAAAAATGGCTTGAAAATGCAGTTAGTAGAAAAGGGCTTAAATATATCTTAGTTCCTGAGTATCACAAAAAAGGCGGTATACATTGCCACGCCCTTATAAACGATTGTGACTTTAAGTTCGTTGATAGTGGTACACGTCTTGTTAAGGGTCATGACAAGCCCCTTAAAATAGATACTATAAAGCGCCTGCATATATGTGATAAACTCGGCTGTGATATATCTGATTTGCCTGTTGTGTATAACGTGTCTGATTGGCGTTATGGTTTCTCAACCGCTATTCAGACTTACGGACAAATGTCTAATTTAGCTTTCTATGTCACTAAGTACATAACAAAGGACGTAAAGAAGATATTCGGCAAATTCTTCTGGAGTAGCAAGAACATTGTCCGCAAAACTAAAGAGATCTTTTGCAATTCAGACTTTAAAGACGATTTGCCGATAGTTTCTCCCCCTCGTGCTAATGTCTGTTATCAGTATGAAAGTAGTTTCACCTTTTCAAGTCAAGTCGAAAAGAACTGCAATGATATACTTCAATATCTTAAAGAGAATGGAAATGATGATGTCCTATGATTTTTAAAGAATGGTTTGAGATGTTCTATAACGCATACTGCGTTGATGTGATAGCCTATGATTGCTATAAGGACTATTACTATATAAATCAAAAACACTTCGGTTATATAGCCGATATGGAGCTTCTGAGCGTAAAGCCTATTGATATTCAGAATTGTCTTAAATCCACCCTATCTTACAGTAATGACCGCCAAAGACGTTCATATTTCTTACTTAAACGTGTATTCCGTGAAGCTATAGTTAATGGTTATTGTGACAAAAACCCTTGCGACTATATTAAACCTCCAAAACGTATAAAAAAAGAAGCTGAATATTTTAGCCCCGATAATCTCGTACATCTCTTTGATGATGATAGTAGAGTTTGCAGAATGTTTCAGCTTGACTTGTAGACAGGTCTCCGCCGTGGTGAACTTCTCGCTCTTAGTTGGGATAACATTGACCTTGATAACAGATATCTTAAAGTTTGTCAGACACTCGTACATACTTCATGCGGTGATAGGATTGTACAGACCACAAAATCTCGCCGTGATAGGCTTATCCCCTTGCATAGTAATGCAATAGCTATTCTTCATCAGATACGCTCTCAGGACGTTTCAGACGGCTTTCTGTTCGTTTCACCTATAACGCATACAGTAATATCTCTTAGACGTTATAACAGGCTCTATAGAACGTTCTATGAGCAACAAAAAACAAAGTATCCTGATTTACAGTATCTCACCCCGCACAAGCTTAGACATAGCTATGCTACGTATCTTATTCAGTGCGGTGCAGATATTGAAACCCTTAGAGCATTGCTCGGACACGTTGATATAACAACTACCCAGCGTTATGTACATAGCAATTTTAATCAGATGTGCAAGGCTGTGAATAATCTCAAATTTGAATAATAAAGGAGTTTTTAAAATGAAAAGTAAATTTTATACGGAGCAAAAACATAAAGAAACTATGAATCTCGCTGATTTGCTCGAAGGTTCTATAAATCGTATGTGCGTTACTGCTGATATGGATGAATTACGTCGACTTCTGATGAATTCAATGTGTAGCCTGTCTGAGTTGTATATCGTCAATCGTAAAAAACTCAAGGAGCGTTTTTCTCAAAATGATTTCTGAATGTGCAAAGCTGTGAATAATCTCAAATTTGAATAATAAAGGAGCTTTTAAAATGAAAGAGTTTAATTTTTGGTGTAAAGAAAATACTGACCATGGCGAATGTGCCGATAAGGTATGCGATTATGATAACTGTTGTTGTTATGCCCACTGTGAGGAATGTATATTTTATCTTACAGATTCTCCTGCTTGTGAGAATTGCTCTGTACCTTGTTATGATGATTAATATTTACTTGTGAAAATCTTTAGCACTATTCAACTAAAAAAACGGCTCTCCACAATAGCGGAAAGCCGTTTTTACATATTGGTCGGAGTGACCGGATTTGAACCGACGACCTCTACCACCCCAAACACAAATAGAAAATTTTAGGATAATAACCGCCGTATTTTGTTTAAATATCGGCGGTTTTATTGTGCATAGAAATATTACAAAAAGTTTAGTTTGTTAGTGCGGTATTTTAACAAATTATACATTGACAAGAAATATTACAAGTATTTACGCCATTTTCATAATGTTATATAATATAACTGTAGTTAAGAGAACTACAACAAATTATTAATTGATTTTGGAGGTATGACAAGATGTATATTGTCAAAGGTTTTAAGAAAAACAGTGGAGTTATCAAGGAAACTGGCAGAAAGTGGGAAAACTACACACTCTTTTGTCTTAAGGAAAGTAAGGACGAGAGTGTGACAGGATATGAAACACATATTGCTAAAGTGTCAACAAAGGTCTTGCAGGAAACTTTCCCTAACTCTGCGGCTATCATTGATAGCCATGTAAATATTAATTATGGCGTTCGTACTTTTGGCGGTGCTGAAAAGCTTGTTGTCGAAAGTATAGACATAATCAAGTAAGAAAGGAGTTTAAGAGTATGCCTATTACAGTTCTTACAGGTGAAACATCAACTATTACTTCTGGTGTTTCAACAATCACTGACCTTGTATCACAGGTTTGGACACTTATGACAAGCAATCCGCTTGTTATGGTCTTTGTAGGTGCATCACTCCTCGGTGTTGCAATCGGCGTTATCAGAAAGCTTACACATAAGTAAGCCGTATATCTCGCTTGTGCGGGGCGGTCAATCCGCTCCGCATTTTTATTTTAGAAAGGAGAAAAAATATGAAAACAAAACTTCGGCGGTTTGTGTCAATCCTCTCCGCCATGGTTCTTATGGTCTGCTGTGCCGTTCCTGCGTTTGCTGATGATATCGGCTCTTCTTACACTACATGGAATGATACCATTAAACAAAATGTTTTTTCGTGTATTCCTGAGAGTGATAAAACCGATTACTATACTGTTATTGCTGCCCCTTACGGCAGTGGTTTTACTTATACTATTATATTTTGTAAATCTAGTACTTCTGTGACTTATTTCGGCAGTAATCTTCATTGCTATGTATCAAAGGCTGATTATAATGCGTTTGCGTGTGTCCTCGTTACCTCAGAAAATAAACCTCTCTATGATGATACAGCTACCGATTGGCGGTCTGAAAATGGCGATTACTTCGACCATGAGCCTTATGATTATTCAAGCGGTCAAGCCAAGGTAATATATAGTAACGTTCCTGTTTTAAATTGGGAAGATAAGAAAACACCTGCATGGAAAGACCCTAACGCCCCACCAGTTCCTTTTACTGTCGATTATTCCCCTGCTCTCTCTGAGGGCATGAGCCGCAAGGGAACTCTTGTCGCTCCTGGTGCAAGCAACAACGGACAGGAAATTGAAAGCAATGGTCTTAACGTCCGTGTCACACTAACGGACGAATTTTTAAAACTCCGTGACAGCTATGATGAACTTAAAGATTATACATATGAATTTGTATGTTATATTACTACTTCCCCCCCTGAAAAGTCGTCTTATGAAGAAAGCGTTAAAAACGCTGTTTATACTTCATTGGACTATGGCAAATATATGTATACTACAAGCGGCGTTGTTGATGATGTTACGGACGATAATAAAGAGCCTACAGAATGGATAAAGGCAGAGGGCATAAATGCTGGCTATATAATTGGCAAGGGTGGCGAGGTTAAGAATGTTACTATCAATCTTGAAAACCTCGACAGCTCACAGTTTACCGCCGATACAAAGCTTTATATCGTGGTATATGGTCGCTTGACTTCTCTTTCAGTGCCGACCCCTGATTACTTCGACCTCGACAATCAAGGTTATCTTTGCAATCAAGGTTCTTTGAATACAAAGCAGATTGTAACAGTAAATGCCGACCCCGAAACAGGCGAGGGAATAGATGTTGTAATGCCTGATTACTATTGTGTAACGTCAACGGCGTTCAATTATAAGGACTATCCCGAATACAAGCCGAAAATATTCAAGAATGGTGCTGAAATGGATACAAACAAGCCGTTTACTGATTATCTTGATAAGAAGTTGACCCCTGATTATATGTATGATTATGATATGGATAAAAAGGGCGAAAGTGGTCTTGCTCCTGACGATTTCAAGAAATATGAGGAACAAAAAAATCTTGATAAAAATTTCGGTTCGTTTGATTTTGGTTTGGATAGTATTAAATCAGTGTTTGACGGCTCGTCCGACTTCTTCAAGTTTTTAACTGCAAGTATAGGTATCTTGCCCACAACGTTCTTAACTATCCTTATCGCTTTCTTTGTTGTCATGTTGGCAATTTGCGTTGTTAAATGGGTATTGAAGTAGGGGGTGCAATATGGATTGGTTTTCACTCATGAAGTCGCTTTTTGTTTCAATTCAACACTTAATGTGTTTGCGTATTCGTTTCGGTGAATTTAGTTTTACAGTAGGTGCAATGATTGTTGGATTGTTTGTTATATCCTGCTCCGTTGCTCTGCTAAAATATCTTTTTCACAATACATAAGGAGTTGTTAAAATGGTTGCAATATTAAAATTATTCGTCCTGTCACTAATAGTCATTTTGGCTATTAGTGCGGTTCTTGGCGTGTTGACGTTCTTCATAGATATCCACGCTTTTAAATCTGAAAAAGACTTGTCGCTCCCTCGTAAACGGCTTATTGAAGCATTATACGAGGAACAGGAACTCAAAAAGAAAGCGGCTGAACAGCCGCAGGACACACCACAGAGCGACAAGCAAGAGCCTGAGAAAGAGGGGTGGTAAATGTGTTATATGATGTTCAAAACGCCTGCTATCAATTGCTAAAGCTTCTTGGCTGTGACCTCGCCGCCATTGATGTTATAAAGACGTGGAAACAGTTCGGCGTGTTGTGCTTGGAATTTGTCTTTGCCTGCATTATGCTGTTTCTGCTGTGGAAAATGCTATACAATGCTATGATACGATTTTTCAATCCTCGAAGGTGATAGCCGTGTGGACTATTCTTGCTTTGTACATTATTTCTGTTATACTTTATTTTATTTTTAATTGGGGTGATAAATAAATGGTTCTTTTCGATTACTTCGTACGCCTGCCGTCCTTGGCGGCTTATGTAGCTTATGATAAGGCTACAAGCCTTTATTTCAACTGGTCGCAAATATTCAACGGTTGGGGTATACACCTTTTTGTCGGCAAGTTCGGTGCAGGCAAAACCTCGCTTATGGTCGCACAAGCCTATGATTTGTGTGTGAAATACCCTCAGCTACACATATTAACTAATATCAATATCAAAAACTTTCCCGACTATACGGAGATACTCCCCTTGAACACTGCACAAGATATCCTCAACGCTCCTAAAAACACGCTTGTACTTATTGACGAGATAGGCACAATATTCAATAGCCGTGACTTTTCGGGCGGTAAATGTGCCGTTCCTAAACCGCTATTTCAGCATTTGTGCCAATGCCGTAAACGGCGTATGATGATATATGCAACAGTACAACGCTTCAACTTGCTTGACAAACAAATTAGAGATATTACCGCAGACGTGACCGCTTGCCATACGCATTTCAAACACCCATTTTGTCGTATACAGACAGGTTACACCTACGATATAGAGGAATACGAACTATACAGTGAAAACAAGGCGTATACGCCTGTTCAGATGTATAACCGCACATACTTACAGACAAATAAACGCCGTCAGCTCTATGATACATCACAGCTTGTCACGAATATGCTTTCAAAAGAGTATCTCAGTGATGAAGAAATACTCGCCAATCGTGAGGGAATAGAGCCTAACACACAGCCACTTGACCGAAAGCAGAAGAAATCTATTCGCAAGCGGAAAAATGCTTGGTAATGAAACAACTCGCAGTGGTTGCCGTGAGGCTCACTGCGAGTTGTTGTTGTCTTTGTTGTTAATCATCAGCAGATTGCTATTAACTGTGTTCTGCTGTATCTGTCTTAATAATTCCGTTTGTTTCTCTTCTTCTCGTCTTATCGCTTTGCTGTTTCCTGCTATTTCAAATATAGCACATATCAACAGTATCACAATGACTATTTTCACGATAAGTATAACAACGCTTATTGACGTCATAGCCTCCAACGCTGTGAATATTTCTTCCATACTCTCACCCCTCGTCCGTATGTGTTTTTATTACAATGTGGCTGTCCTCTGCTGATTTTATCTCATCAGTGATAACCTTTTTGAGATATCCCGCTTTTGACAAGCCTAACTCTTTTGCTCGGTCTTTTATCATTTGGTTAAAGCCCTTTGGTGCGTCAAACTGCACTTTCTCCAAATTTTCAGCGTCCCACTTTGCATTTGCTCGTTTTCGTGCGTCTGATACTGGCATTTCCTCACCTACTTTCATTAACTTAATTATACAACACTTTCATAAAGCTGTCAATATGTACTGTATCGAGTACATAAAATATTAATATAAGCAATACACTTTGTTTACTTGACTTTGTACTCAATCGGGTGTATACTTAATATAGACAAAAAGATAACTACGATTAAATCGGTGAATGACGACAGCCTGTAATGGAAAAGTCTCGAAAGGTAGGTAGTAGCCGTGAAAGTGAGCATAATAGGTAGCACTCTATTTTTAGAGTTTCGGCACTAAAGAAGCCACCGGGTAAGGACCTGTTTTTCTTATTGTCTATCTTTAATCAAATTTGAAAGGAGTGAGGATAATGCAGAACATGCCTACAGCTACAGAACTTGCGATAAAGTATGCAAAGCGTGAACAGCTTAGAATTATAATAGACAAGGCTCTGAATATTCATGCTGATTGCGAATATGAAGCTTTATCAAAGCTGATTAACAAACTTGAACAAATGCTTGAAGAAGCATAAAAAAAATGTAGTCGGCAATCCGTGCTATGATACGTTTTTTTAACCCTCGGAGGTGATAACTATTTTTACTATTTTGTCTTTCCTCATTATTGGTGTTATACTTTATCTTCATTTTTATGATGGTGATGAATAATGATCCTTATTATTTCTGTTTTTTCTATCCGTGAAATCTATCAAGCGGACGGCTGGGGGTGAATTGTGGATTGTTGGAATTGTTGGAATGTTGGAAACAACAGCTTTCATGTTTTCAACATTTCAATGATTTCAATGATTCACAAGAGGGGAACGCCGTTCAAGATTCCCCCTTTTACTCTCCCTCTCGGCGTTCTGCTATACTCTCATGAAGTCGGGGTATAGTATTACCCCCGACTTCGTCACACGTCACAAAGTATTAAAAATAGCGTAAATACGCCGTTAATCTTGTGACCGATTTTGTTACAAACTTCGTCACAAAGGTGGTGATTAATTGTCTGAGTTCACTTGTAAATCAACGTTCTGCGTTATAAACAATCCTCGTTACGATATCACATACAAACACAATGAAGAGGGTGATATAATCAAAGACGAGAACGGCAAAGCGGTTATATTAAAGCAAGAGCCTACGGAGTATCATTCATTGACAGAACAGCAGATATGTGATGATGTTCTTAATAAGTGGGTCGGTGATGATGATAAGCGAACAGGAGCGGTTTTATTCTGTGTGTCCGCCCTCGGTCTTGAACACTTACATTGTGTGTTTGAGAGTGAAAAGACGTTCCGTCCGCTGTCTGCTTTGAAAAAGCTTTTTCCTAAAGTACATATTGAGATAACCAAAGGAAACAAAAAGCAAGTCGAGGATTATATAAACAAGGTCGGCAAGTTCGAGGAAAAGGGCGAAAAGATAATCGCAAAATCGCAGGTTGGTGAGATAAAAGGCTGTCAAGGCAAGCGTAATGATTTGATTTCTATGTCTGATATCCGTGACTTGATTTACAGCGGACAAACTCCGAACGATATTTATCGACATTTTCCGCAGGCTATCAAGTCCAAAACTGCAACAGAAGAACTATTCTATTTGTATCGTAAGGACAACACACCGCCTGAACGTGATGTTAAAGTGCATTGGCTGTTTGGTGGTACAGGGTGCGGAAAATCGTACACATACATTGAACTATGTGAGAAGCATGGAGATGTAAATATTTATCGTGTTACCGACTATGACCACCCTTTTGACGGCTACCAAGGAGAGCCGATATTAATACTTGACGAGTTTCGAGGGCGTATCTCATACAGTTATTTGCTCACTCTGATTGACAAATACCGTTCTCAGGTATCTGCACGATATAGCAATAAAATGACGTTATGGACGGAAGTATATATAACTTCTCCGTTCCTGCCTACTGAACTATATCAGAAAACCGCTGAACGTAATGACGGCATAGACAAGCTTGAACAGCTTACACGCCGCATAGATGATATTGTATATTGTTTTAAATACACGGCTGAGGACAACAGCGGTACATTTTATTGTAAATACAACGTTGATTTTGACCTGCATTGTGATAGTCACGCTATCCGTGAACAGTGTTCACACGTTCGTCACGAGGTTTCACAAATGGGATTGTTCACACTTATGGACGGCTTAACGTCAAAATTTGTTGAAAATAAAAACAAAAATATCGGCTGATTTTACAAAGCCGACAACATATATTATAATCTTTTCAGGAGGTACACCATGAAGCAAAAAGAAATTTGCAAGGAAGAAATCAACCTGTTCTATTTGTGGCTTTGTGGCACGATAGGCAAGGAGAAAGGAGAGGATAAAAGGATTGTGTATCTGTGTTGCCCTGCTGAGCGTGATACGCTCCTCAGAACGTTTCTTGAAGAATACAACGCACAGCACCGCTACAGTGCATTTAAAAAGGCGTTCAAGCCTACCACACGCATTATTACAACAAAAAGAGTGTAGCCATTATAAGCCCATGTACGCCAATACATGGAATGACTACACCCAAATAACACCCACGCAAAAGGAGTTATTACCATGAAATTTAAAGAATTTTATTACAAGGACTTTCGCCCCTCTTATTTAGAGGGCGTTGTCCGTTACCCTGAGCAAACCGATTATGTAATTGAGCAGAATTGCAAGCCGATTAACGGCAAGGAACTTTCAGAAATCGGTCTTTCTGACCTCAATAATCTTATCAAGATATGTGATGATACATATTGCATTGACAGAGTGAAAAAACTCCGCAGTGTTCTTAAGCGTATCATGAGATACGCTTACGCTTGTCGTTACACTCCCATTGACCTTTCAGCATTTGAATTAAGACGTTGTAGAAAACGCCCTGAAACAGTGCAACAGCTATCATTTACGGCAGAGCAAGCCGCCTTTCTGACTTCGGGCGATAGCACTATTATGAAAATGTTCCGTTTTGAGTGCTTGACTGGTCTACGCCGTGAAGAAATACTCGCCCTACGTTGGGAAAACGTTGATTTAAAGGCTCGCCGTATCTTCGTTTGTCAAACTGTTGTTGTTTTAAAAGGCTGTGCAAGGCTCGTTGACGATACCAAAAACCATAAGTTTAGATATGTTGAACTTAACGAAACGGCTTATAAACTTCTTCTTTCACTGCCTGTTACCTGTGATTTCGTTTTTGGCAATCCACGTTCAAAGAATTTTCTCAGCCCTCGCCGTTATCACGAGGAATATAACACTATGTTTATTCGCAAGAATGAGGAATGGAAAAAGACCCATGCTGACGGCTTACCACACCTCACGCCGCACAAGTTTCGTCACACGTTCGCAAGTCTGCTGACCGCTAACGGAGCAGACGTTAAGACAGTTGCCGACTTGCTCGGTCACACAAAGCTTGACACCACAAACATTTATTTGCACTCTTATGATGATTTACGCCGACAGGCGGTCGATAAGATACAATTAGATAATTAATTTAACAACCGCTCTTCGGGCTTTTGGTCGGAGTGACCTGATTTGAACAGGCGACCTCTACCACCCCAAGGTAGCGCGCTACCAATCTGCGCCACACCCCGATATCGTATATATTATACCCGATTTGGATACAATAGTCAAGAGTTTTCAGTCAAAATAAAAAAATTGCAAAAAAGGTATTGACATTCACATTCATTTGTGATATAATAAATAAGCACTCAGGAGAGAGAGCAGTAAAAAAACAGTAGAATATCGCGGGATGGAGCAGTTCGGTAGCTCGTCGGGCTCATAACCCGAAGGTCGTTGGTTCAAATCCAGCTCCCGCAACCATATTGGTGATACCAAATGGATACTCACCTTAAAAAGCCCGTGTTTACGGGCTTTTTTGATATTTAGAAAACAAAAAATTTTAATGTAAAACCGTGGATGCTTTTCACCAGTTTTCACGAAAAAAAGGGAGTCGAACCCTACACAACAAAAAATATCGAACATAACGGCAGACTTTGAGTATATTTTGCTCTAAGCCTGCCGATTTTTTATGAAAAAACATTCACAAAGTTTAGAAGGCTGTTTTGTCAAATATCACGAAATGTGATAAACGACAAAGCGGTCTTTTTTTATTTCAAAGGAGGCTTGATAACAAATATACTATAAAAAGGGAATCTAAAACGACTGGAGGTGATCAAGTAAGAAATAAACAGCAGTCAGACCGATGATATGACCAAAGACCCGATATGGGAATGACGATGTGAGGCAGAATATGATTTACAACGAAAAGAAGGTAGAAATGCTCAGGCAGAGATATCCCGAAGGAACTCGGATATGCCTTGACAGTATGGATAACGATCCCCGTCCGATTCCACCAGGTACTAAAGGCATAGTTCAATTTGTGGACGATGCAGTAACTCTGCATTGTAAATTTGACAACGGAAGAACGCTTGGGGTTATCCCCGATGTGGATAAGTTCCATAAAATCGCTCAGGAACAGGCTCTGAATGATACGCAAAGGCAGAATCCGCAGGCTTATGCCTGTGGAGTGCTGGAAATTGCAGGGATTTACAAAAGAGCAGTTTGAAAAAGTCGCTGAAGCAGGTATGTCCGACGCACAGCTTTACAAGCAGGCAGGAAATTCAATTACGGTAAATGTGGTTGAAGCTATTGCAAGAAATTTACTGAAATTTGACGAGGAGGAAAACGCAAATGAAGAATATGATAAAAATATTTGAAAATGACGAATTCGGAAAAGTGAGAACAGTCATTAAGGACGGCGAACCGTGGCTTGTAGGAAAAGATGTTGCGGAAATTTTAGGGTATTCCAACACAAGGGACGCTCTTTCACGTCATGTGGATACCGAGGATAAAACCACCGTCGTGATTTCCGACAGTGGTTCAAATTACAAGAGCAAGACCACTATTATCAATGAAAGCGGCTTTTACAGCTTAGTTCTCTCAAGCAAAATGCCGAGAGCCAAAGAGTTCAGGCGTTGGGTGACCGCCGAAGTCCTCCCCACCATCAGACGCACCGGCGGCTACGTTTCCAACGAGGATATGTTCATCAAAAACTATCTCCCCTTTCTCGACGAGCCGTACCGTGACCTGTTCCGAATTCAAATGACGATCATAGGAAAGCTGAACGAGCGTATCCGCCACGATCAGCCGCTGGTGGAGTTTGCGAATCAGGTGTCAAACACCAATAATCTTATCGACATGAACGTTATGGCAAAGCTTGCAAGAGCCGAAAATATCCCTGTCGGCAGGAACAAGCTTTACGGCTGGCTGAAAGGAAAAGGTGTGCTTATGGCAAACAATCTGCCGTATCAGGCTTTTATCGACCGCGGATATTTTTCCGTAAAGGAGTCGGTGTTTGAAACTGCGACTATGACAAAGACTTATCAGCAGACGTTTGTTACGGGCAGGGGGCAGCAGTTCGTCATAAATTTGCTGAAGAAATATTATGGGAAGGAGGTTTTGCAATAATGGAGATAATAAGCGTTACTTTACACGATCTGAGAAAAATGAATAACAGCGAGGCTCTTATCCTGCAAGGCTGCGGCGGCGACCTTAAAGAATGGGTTGACGGCATAAACGATATGCTGACGGAAAGCGGAATATTGCAGAACGAAAGTCGATTTGAAAAAGCATATACTTTTAAAAATGAAAATCTGACTTGTCTGCTGTTTCCGTTTGATGACGTTCAGCTTGATGTCGGTAAACTTGCGATGTGGAGATTGCAGACTCACGAGCAGTTCGGCGGTACATGGCTTTCCGATTATGTTCCAAACAGACTTGGCGGTTTTGTTTCAGAAAATGAACAAAAACAGAATGAAGATTGCAGTCCTAAGGAAGAAACCGAAGATTTAGGAATGGAGATGATGTAATGACGTATTTATTCATAAGAATGATAATCGGAGGGGTTATCGGATTGACGGTCGGCAGTCTTGCTGCGGCTTTTAAGGCAGCGGAAAAAGAGATCGCACGTCTGGACAAGGAGGTAAGTGATGCACACAAACAGAATTAAAGCTAAAGTGGACTTCAAGTTCTGCCTCGGCAGTATTCCAGCAATGCTGAGAGCCACAAAGCCCGTACTTTCGGAACGGCAGTACAAGGAGCTGTGTAA